CGATAGTTCAGCCTGACGAAAAAGCGACAGCTTGGGCAGAAAGAAATGAGTGGTTTGGTAATGACGAAATCATGACAAATGCTGCTTTTACTATACACAAGCAACTAGTAGAAGATGAAGGATTTGATCCGAAGAGCGATGAGTATTATACTGAGGTTGATAACAGGCTTCGTGCTAGGTTTCCAAACGATTTTACTCAGGAAGAAAAAACTAAGAAACCAACACAAAGAGTTGCTTCAGCAGGCCGAGCAGATACAACTGCAAAGCCAAGTAAAAAGCAAGTAAGATTATCGCCTTCTGAAGTTCAGATGGCAAAAAGGTTAAACGTACCCCTTAATGAGTACGCAAAATGGGTAAAAAGGTAATAGATATGAATAGAGACGATAAGGGAAGGTTTTTAAAACCTGAAAATGACAGAGGGTCCCGCTCTGCTGATACTCGTGCTAAAGACGTGGCACGCAAACCTTGGGCTCCACCAAGCACATTAGATACTCCACCCGCCCCTGAAGGCTTTGTCTACAGGTGGATAAGGGCAGAGACTTTGAATCAAGAAGACAGAAAGAATGTCATGTCAAGACTCAGAGAAGGCTTCGAACTTGTTCGAGCTGAAGAGATAACTGATTTTGAACTTCCAAGTATTCTTGAGGGTAAGCACGCAGGAGTTATAGGTGTTGGGGGCTTATTATTAGCTAAGATTCCACTAGAGACAAGAGAAGAACGTAACTCTTATTATCAGGGCAGAAGCGAAACTATGCAGCAAGCTATTGATAATGATCTATTGAAGGAATCTGATGCTCGTTCTCCAATTATGTCTCCGAGGAGAACTTCTTCAGTAACATTCGGGGGCGGTAAACGAAAATAATATATAAGGAAAAAATATTATGGCAAACCCAGATAAACCTAATGGCTTTAAGCTTATTGGTAAGTTAGGAAGTGCACCACAAAATAATGGTACTACTGAATATCTTATTGCAAGCGGACAGTCAGGGGCAATTTTCTCTGGAGATCCTGTTCAGATGTTGACAGGCGGTACCATTAGCGTCGTTAATTCAGCTACTACCGTCAAAATCTTAGGGATCTTCCGTGGCTGCAAGTTCGTTGATACAGATGGTAGTATTGTTTATAAAGCACACTATCCAAACGGTCAAACTTCTTCAGACCCAATTATCGCTTTAGTAGAGGACAATCCAGAAAACCTCTATAAAGTACAAAGTTCAGGCTCACTCGCTTTAACCGATGTGGGCGCAAACGTTGATTTAGACTATACCGCTGGTGATACAGTATCTGGCCAATCTAAGGCTGAGGTAGCTGGTTCATCAGGAGCTGGTACTGCACAATTCAGAATCATTGGTAAGGTTGATGAACCTGACAATGCTTTTGGTACAAATGTTAGTTTAGTAGTTAAAATCAATGAGCATGCATACAGCACAACAGCTGGTGTCTAATAATAGGAGTAAATAATGGCAATTAATAGATCGCAATTAGCAAAAGAATTAGAGCCAGGCTTAAACGCTTTATTTGGTATGGAGTATGCTAGATACGACAATGAACATGCTGAAATCTTCGAGCAAGAGTCATCTGACAGAGCATTCGAAGAAGAAGTACAAATTGTTGGATTTGGTAACGCCCCTGATAAAGCAGAAGGTGCTGGTATCGCTTACGATAACGCAAGTGAAGGTTTTACAGCTCGATACGAGCATGAAACAGTCGCATTAGCATTCGCACTTACTGAAGAAGCAGTAGAAGATAATTTGTATGACAGACTTGGTTCAAGATATACCAAAGCTTTAGCTAGAAGTATGGCTAACACCAAGCAGATCAAAGCTGCAAACATTCTTAATAATGCTTTTTCAGCTAGTTTTGCAGGAGGAGACGGTAAACCATTAGTGGCTACTGATCACCCTCTTACAGGCGGTGGTGTAGGTGCTAACAGAGCAGCAGTTTTTGCTGATTTGAACGAAACCTCACTTGAAGATACTCTTATCAGAATTTCAACTCAGGTTGATGATAGAGGTTTAGCAATAGCTTTACAGGGAACTAAGTTAATCGTTCCACCACAATTACAATTTGTGGCAGATAGAATTCTTATGTCTCCTGGTCAGTCAGGTACAGCTAATAATGACATTAACGCTATGAGAAATATGGGTATGATACCTGAAGGATATGTGGTCAACCACTATCTGACAGACCCAGATGCTTTCTTCGTTAAGTCAGACTGTCCTGATGGCTTCAAGCATTTTGTTAGATCGCCTATGGCAACATCACTAGAAGGTGATTTTGATACAGGAAATCTAAGATACAAAGCTAGAGAGAGATATTCATTCGGATTCTCAAACTGGAGATGTGTCGATGCTTCACAAGGTGCATAATTAAACCTTGTACCCCTTAAGGGAGCTTTCGGGCTCCCTTTTTTATTGCTTAATTATCTAAACAGAGTTACACTCAAATAAATTATGGCATTTAGCAAATAAATGCTGGTCCAAGGAGGACTGTAATTTATGAGTGTTAATTTTAAGAACAACGTTTCTAACGTAGATAAACTAAAAGGGTCAAATCTTATGGGTTTGATACACCCTGGCCCTACTACAGAATACTTCGAAGATTTTTTTACATACAATTCAGGTGAGTGGAAAGTAACAGAAACCGCTGCAGGTTCAGGAGCAAATAGTGTAACGAACGTAGATGGTAATGGCGGTGTCATACAAATGACTACTGACAATGCTGCAAATGACGGTATTATTATTCAGCTTGGCACAAATTCTGCTATTAATAGTTCTTTCGAATTTGATTTAGACCATGATTTCTTTTACGAAGCCAGAATAGCCCTAGATCACTACGATCCAGCCAAAATGCACGCATTTGTTGGGTTATGTGGTAAGGCTGATGATGAAATATTTGATAATTTTAGATTTCAAGACAGTATAGGTCATCAATTTACAAATGTAGGTTTTTTTCCTGCTGATTTTTATTTCAGATATGGAACACAAACTACATCACCTGGATCCGAAAATAATGCTATGTCTACATGGAATGGGACTGGTCAAGGTCTTTCAGCTGATTTTACTTCTATACTCAACCAAGTGCCTTTTCCTTCTGATGGCGAGTTTTGTACTTTGGGTGCATCTTATGACAGTAAATCACAAATGATTGCTTGGACCTATCAAGGTGTACTTATCCAAAGAGCTACATTCGATGATAGATTAAGAGGACAAATGACAACAAATGCTACTCAAAGTTGGGCATATCCAAAAGGTGTGTTAGTTCCAACATTAGGAGTCAGAACAAAAGAAACAGCTGCTAACAGTATGAAAGTAGATTACTTTAGATGCGGTATGAGAAGGAGGGATAGAGTATGAAATATGTAATAAGATGGCGAGGTGGTTATATGGAATTTAATAGTCAAAAAGAAATGACTGATTGGATGAAAATACAAAAGCATGACTTTCCAAATATTTGTATAGAGGTAAGATAATGGCTAAGAAGTTAACATTAACAATAGACGGTGTAGAAACACAATATGCAAATACAACAGCAGGCAAAAAGAAAGCAGCTGACGATGCTATGGCTGCCTTAGCTGTTGATTCAGAGGTAATTTTAGATGAGGTAGAAGTATAATGGCTAGTAATGATGGAAACGTAATATTCGGTAAAACTTCAGCAGTCGGTGAAGTGAATAATAAAATAAAGGGAAATGCTAGTGTGAGTTTCCCTAATGGTATATCAAACTATGCTAAAAAAGATCACCCATTATCAAAGATTGGTGTTCTAGACAAATCTAAATATATCCTTTGGCATGATGATTTTAGTAATTATGTAGCTGGTCATTGGGAAAAGACAGTAGTTGAAGCAGGTTCAGGCAATCACTCAGTAGGTGTTATAAACGGCGCTGGTGGCCAGCTAGAATTAGCTACTGACAACGCTAATAACGACAGAGTTTTATTGCAATACAAAGGTAATGCAGCTCAAGCAGTTGGCAGTTTTGTCATGGATCCTAAGAAAAAAACATACATGGCTATGCGGTTCAAAGTAGATAATTGGCAAACATGTGCTTTTCATGTTGGAATGATGAAAAGACTAACAACTTTTAGTGGTCTTTTAAGTATGGGTGGTTATGTGCAAGGTGCAGCTACTGATCCTTTGTTTACAAGCTCTAACCCAGCTATATTTGCTTTTAATGCAACAGGCACAGGCTTACCGCTCA